TCTATTAGCATATATGCCCATACTGAGCCTCGTACAGAGCCTTTAAGCCCTCAAGAGATGCGAGAGAAGGGCAAGGCTAGGTCGGCAGAGAAAGCCTGTTTAAACATGAAGAAAGCCAAAAGGAAAAAGCATGAACGATTCTGCTCAAAGTATCTGGCGTAAACGTCAGATTGAATCTAGGGTTGAAGTTGTTGAACAAGAGGTAGGCCAGTTGAAGCAGCGGGTGGAATCTCTGAACCCTTACAGAGACACAGTACTGGATGAAGTGGCTGATGCCATCCTAAAGATGGAAGGGTTTGGCAAGGACACATTGCACAGCTTTGCGATTTACATCAGGGGTTTGAAGTGAAACTCTCAGAACAAAACAAGTTTGCCTTGGCCTTGCATGACGTGCCGCTGTGCGCTGTCTGCAACAAGCCTGTTGAGCGCATGGATTCTGAGTACGACATTAACTTGTATCAAAAGCGGTTCCGTGTTTACTGCCACGGACAAATGGAGGAGGCATTCCTCAGTGACATGGATATTTGGAACGCAGACAGTATCCGCATGGGCCAAGCATTCGTAGACACATTGGAACAACCACAACTGGAGAACAAATGACACAAGATGAAATTAAAGTTGGCGACATCGTACAAGTAAATCCCGATAAAGAAATTTTTGGTGCTTGCATGGTGGTGGTGACAGAACTCAAGAGTTTTGGTATTCAAGGATATGTGCAGTCTGCTGGTGTAAATGGACAGCAATACATCCGTTTAAAGTTTGATGAATTTGAATCTACAGGTGGTAAAGCTGTGTGGGTTGTGGGAGAACAAGCATGACACACAAAGCATTGATTAGACGGCTTCAGATCAGTTGCCTTGGGCTTGATCCTATTGACCCATTGCGATTGCTTGTTGACGATGTGATTGCGGCCTTGCGAGAACACGCCATGCGTGAAGTCCAGAGGCTTGGGCAAGAGATTGAGCAAGAGCCTGTGGCGTATTGGAAAGAACACGCACAAGGGCTTCAACGTGACTATGACTCGTTGCTTGCTGATTTCCAAGCACAGCGCACATGGGTAGGGCTGACTGATGACGAGATCATTGATGTGCTTCACCCATTGGTCATGGCTGATATGTCAGATGAGGCGACCGACTACGAGATTGCCAGAGCCATTGAAGCCAAACTCAAGCAAAAGAACACACATGACTGACAGCCCCTGTATAGCAGTCTGCACGACCTTGTATGACGAGGTATGCAAGGGATGTGGTCGGACATACATTGAGGTGGCGCAGTGGAACGGCATGACAGACGAAGAAAAGCAAGTTATCTGGACACGCATTGATGCAGAAGCAACATCATGGCGGTACAACATCTACAAGAACAGAGTAAAGACATGATTCAACAAATCCGCACTTTTTATGGTCGTACGCATGGGCTTCATGGCAGCAAGAAAACGACTGTCAACGAAGGAATTGCATGGCTGTGCTTGAAATGCGGGAAAGTGTTCACTAACAAACGACTGTCTGAAATACACAACTGCATCAGGGAAATCCCTATGGTCAATTACAATAATGTCTGACAGAATACACGCATTGATAGGTTTTTTAACAGGAGTGAATGATGATTGATATTAAGCACGAGACATGGGCAGCACTGCAAGACTTCACACCAGATGATGTAGCAGATGCTATTTGCGATAGCAAAGCTATCCTTGAAGCCATCCTTAGCAATGCTTGGGCAGATGTTGCCGACATGGTGAGAGCCAGAGTCGAACTCAAAGCCTTACGTATGGCTGAAATATCCCTAGAACTTCCAACAACACCTTGGGTTGATGACGAGGAAGAACTTAATTTGTGGCGCTTCTATCGCATGGAACGCTTGCAAGAACAACTCAAACGAGAACAAGGTGCAATACCTACAATCAATCCCTACAACAAGCAAGGCCAGCAATGAAAACCAAGCTCAACCTAGACCGAATAATTGAGGAACACTCAAATGAAGAATACTGTGCTTATTGCATTGAGCCACGCATGGGAGTCGTGTCTTGTTGCGGTGAAAACCACTTTGTCCTATTTTCAGATTTGGACACCGATAGTCAACATGAAATCGCAGCGGAAATTGCGAGAAAAGAAGGCTAAAAAGATGGCATACATAGGCAAATACCAAAGTGTTGCAGTGCCATCTAAACCGATCACCGACCCAGAATTTGGGTATGTGAATGCCGCACAAACAGATGTGGCGCAAACGTGGAAGAAGTTTCAACAAACAGGAGTTAATGATGATCGACTATGCACCCCTGCTGATACGAATCGAGCAGAACACCAAGAAGTTGTCGGACAAGTGCCTTCACAAAAAATACGAAGGATACAGTAACGACATAGCCCAAATCCATGCCGACCTGACACATCTAGCAATGTGGATGGTTGCTCAAGAAACAAAAGATATTTTAGATGGCGTATATAGGAGTGAATGATGACAAATCTGACGATAGGTAATCTGGTTGACAGAAAAGAAGCGATTAACAAGTTGCTGTCAACAAACGTAAATAATCACACAGAGAAGAAGAATAATCTTACATATCTCTCTTGGGCATGGGCATGGGCTGAAGCACTTAAAGCTGATGAAGATGCTGTCTACAAAGTAGAGATGTTTGGCGACAAGTGTTACATGGACATTAACGGCACAGCAATGGTGTTCGTCACAGTCACAATGTTTGGCAAACCAATGACTTGCCAACTTCCAGTGATGGACTTTCGCAACAAAGCAATCCTTAACCCAGATGCATTTGCTGTCAACACTGCCATCATGCGGTGCATGACTAAGGCTTTGTCTCTGCATGGTTTGGGCTTGTACATCTATGCTGGCGAAGACTTGCCTGAAGGCGACTCTGCTTCAGATGTGGACGTAGGCGTGATGATTGACCACTTGGCGGCTATTGATGCTGCTTCAACAATGGATGAACTTAAAGATGTCTACACTGCTGCTTACTCTGCTTGCGGCTCTGATAAGAGTTGGCAGAAAAAAGTGATTGATGCCAAGGAAAAGCGTAAAGGAGCGTTGAAATGAGTGAAGTTGAACAAGTTCTTGAAAGACTTAGGTTTGATAAAGAAACAGGGCAGTTTTTTTGGGTTAATCCAAGTAAGTATCACTTAGACTTAATTGGGAAAGTTGCTGGTTGTGTTGGAAGATCAAATCCAAATAAAAAATATTGGGTGATTAAGTTAAATGGGAAAACATATAAAAGAGCGAGACTTGTTTATTTGGTAATTCATGGAAAGTGGCCTGAGCCTTGTGTAGACCACATAAATGGAAATTCATTAGATGACAGACCTGAAAACCTTAGACAAGCAACAGTAACAGAGAACAGTTGGAATCATAAATTTAGAAAAAGAAAGATAAATCTTCCAATGGGTGTTCGTGTTAATCCTGCTGGCACTTATTCCGCAAGAATATCAGTCAACAAAAAACAAATACACCTTGGATTTTTCAAAACAACAGAAGAAGCCTACTCTGTTTATCAGATGGCAAGAAAGGAAATGTATGGACAATTCGCCTGAAGTTACTCAGCAATCGCCAGAATGGTTTGCACAGCGTTGCGGCAAGGCCACTGCTTCTCGTATCTCTGACATTGTTGCCAAGACAAAGACAGGCTACAGCACCAGTAGAGCAAACTACATGGCACAGTTGGTGGTCGAACGCATGACCAACCAAGTGGCTGAATCCTACTCAAATGCTGCTATGGAATGGGGTGTTGAGAACGAGACATATGCCAGAGCCGCATACGAGGCTAAAACAGGCAATATGGTCGATCAGGTAGGTGCTATTGACCATCCAACTATTCCTATGTCTGCCGCCTCTCCTGATGGCTTGGTGGGTGACGATGGATGCTTGGAGATCAAATGCCCAAACACTGCAACCCACATTGATACTGTCTTGGGTGAAGAACCCGCTAAGAAGTACTTTGACCAGATGCAGTGGCAGATGCGATGTGCAGACAGAAGTTGGTGCGACTTTGTGAGTTTTGACCCACGAATGCCTAGCCATCTTCAGTTGTTCATCAAAAGAATCGAGCGCAATGACTTGTACATTGCAGAACTCGAAAAAGAGGTTATCCAATTTCTTGCAGAAGTGGACGACAAAGTTAAAAAACTCAATGAAATTAAGGTGTAAATATGGAAGCCCGTGATAATAGTGGAGTACTTTTTTCTAATGACAAGCGTGAAAAAGAGACACATCCTCATTACAAAGGAAATGTAAGAGTGAATGGTCAGGAATATTGGATTTCTGGATGGATTAAAGAAGGCAAGAACGGCAAGTTCATGGGTCTGGCTCTCAGCCCTAAAGAAGAACAAGGCCAAGCACCAGCTAAAGCCAAGCCTAAAGCTGGCTTTGACGATTTGGACTCAGATTTGCCTTTCTGATGTGATTCAATGGGGAAAGCGTAAGTGAGTACCCACTAACTTAACAGGAGTGAATATGATTCATTATCACGGGCTTCCAATAACACCAACACCTGTGGCTAACTATGCAGTTCAAGCTGGTCATGCCTTTGTATCTTTTGCACACTCAGACCAACTATCAACAGCAATAGATGTTTGCCAGACATTTGCAATTGACAATGGTGCATTTAGCGCATGGAAATCAGGTAATCCAATCAC